AGTGAAATACCTCCCTTTTGTGGATTTGTCTGTTTGTCGACTTTTTGTGTTGGTGGTGAGTGTTGTGCAGCCTGAGCTTCCTGATAGTCGTGATTGGTGTGGGGAGACGCGTCGTTGGTGGCGTGTGTGGGGTGAGGATAGTCGTGCGCAGTACGTGTCTGATGAGGAGTGGCTGTTTCTCCTTGATGCTGCGGTGATTCATGATTGTGTGTGGCGTGAGGGTCGCGCGGATTTGGTGGCTTCGCTTCGTGCTCATGTGAAGGCTTTTATGGGTATGTTGGATCGGTATTCGGTTGATGTGGTGTCTGGTGGCCGTGGTGGGGGTTCTGCGGTGGCGATGATTGACCGGTATAGGAAGCGTAAAGGGGCCTAATGTCGAGCGTTGTTGGTTCTCAGGTGCCTCGTCATCGGGTGGCTGCGGCGTATTCGGTGTCTGCCGGCGGTGATGCGGGTGAGCTTGGTAGGGCGTATGGGTTGACGCCTGATCCGTGGCAGCAGCAGGTGTTGGATGATTGGCTGGCTGTCGGTAGCAATGGCAGGCTTGCTTCGGGTGTGTGTGGGGTGTTTGTGCCTCGCCAGAATGGCAAGAATGCGATCCTTGAGGTTGTGGAGTTGTTTAAGGCGACTATTCAGGGTCGCCGTATTTTGCATACGGCTCACGAGTTGAAGTCGGCTCGTAAGGCGTTTATGCGGTTGAGGTCGTTTTTTGAGAATGAGCGGCAGTTTCCTGACTTGTATCGTATGGTGAAGTCGATTCGTGCGACGAATGGTCAGGAGGCTATTGTGTTGCATCATCCAGATTGTGCCACGTTTGAGCGTAAGTGTGGTTGTCCGGGTTGGGGTTCGGTGGAGTTTGTGGCCCGTTCTCGGGGTTCTGCTCGCGGGTTTACGGTTGATGATTTGGTGTGTGATGAGGCTCAGGAGTTGTCGGATGAGCAGTTGGAGGCTTTGCTTCCTACGGTGAGTGCTGCCCCGTCTGGTGATCCGCAGCAGATTTTCCTTGGTACGCCGCCTGGGCCGTTGGCGGATGGTTCGGTTGTGTTGCGTTTGCGTGGGCAGGCGCTTGGTGGCGGTAAAAGGTTTGCGTGGACGGAGTTTTCGATTCCTGACGAGTCTGATCCGGATGATGTGTCGCGGCAGTGGCGGAAGTTGGCGGGGGATACGAATCCTGCGCTGGGTAGGCGTCTGAATTTTGGGACCGTAAGCGATGAGCATGAGTCGATGTCTGCTGCCGGGTTTGCTCGGGAGCGGCTTGGCTGGTGGGATCGTGGCCAGTCTGCTGCGTCTGTGGTTCCGGCTGATAAGTGGTTGCAGTCTGCGGTGGATGAGGCGAGTCTGGTTGGTGGGAAAGTGTTTGGTGTCTCGTTTTCTCGTTCTGGGGATCGGGTTGCTTTGGCGGGTGCCGGCCGGACTGATGCTGGGGTTCATGTTGAGGTTATTGATGGGCTGTCGGGGACGATTGTTGATGGTGTGGGCCGGTTGGCTGACTGGTTGGCGGTTCGTTGGGGTGATACTGACCGGATCATGGTTGCCGGGTCTGGTGCGGTGTTGTTGCAGAAGGCGTTGACGGATCGTGGTGTTCCGGGCCGTGGCGTGATCGTGGCCGATACCGGGGTGTATGTGGAGGCTTGTCAGGCGTTTTTGGAGGGTGTGCGTTCGGGTGTGATCAGTCATCCGCGTGCTGATTCTCGCCGTGACATGTTGGATATTGCTGTGAGGTCGGCGGTTCAGAAAAAGAAAGGCTCTGCGTGGGGTTGGGGTTCCTCGTTTAAGGATGGTTCTGAGGTTCCTTTGGAGGCTGTGTCTTTGGCGTATCTTGGTGCGAAGATGGCGAAAGCGAAGCGGCGTGAACGGTCTGGTAGGAAGCGGGTGTCTGTGGTATGAACTCGGATGAGTTGGCTCTGATTGAGGGCATGTACGATCGTATTAAGAGGTTGTCTTCGTGGCATTGTCGCATTGAGGGCTACTATGAGGGCTCTAATTGGGTGCGTGATTTGGGGGTGGCTATTCCTCCGGAGTTGCAGCGTGTGCAGACTGTGGTGTCGTGGCCTGGTATAGCTGTGGATGCTTTGGAGGAGCGTCTGGATTGGCTTGGCTGGACTAATGGCGACGGCTACGGTCTGGATGGTGTGTATGCTGCGAATCGTCTATCAACCGCGTCATGCGACGTCCACCTTGATGCACTAATTTTTGGATTGTCGTTTGTTGCGATCATTCCTCATGGTGATGGTACGGTGTCGGTTCGTCCGCAGTCACCAAAGAATTGTACGGGCAAGTTTTCGGCTGACGGGTCTCGTCTGGATGCTGGCCTTGTGGTGCAGCAGACGTGTGATCCTGAGGTGGTTGAGGCTGAGCTTTTGCTTCCTGATGTGATTGTTCAGGTGGAGCGGCGGGGTTCGCGTGAATGGGTTGAGACGGGCCGTATCGAGAATGTGTTGGGTGCGGTTCCGTTGGTGCCTATTGTGAATCGTCGTCGCACTTCGAGGATTGATGGCCGTTCGGAGATTACGAGGTCTATTAGGGCTTACACGGATGAGGCTGTTCGCACACTGTTGGGGCAGTCTGTGAATCGTGATTTTTATGCGTATCCTCAGCGTTGGGTGACTGGCGTGAGCGCGGATGAGTTTTCGCAGCCTGGCTGGGTCCTGTCGATGGCTTCTGTGTGGGCTGTGGATAAGGATGATGATGGTGACACTCCGAATGTGGGGTCGTTTCCTGTCAATAGTCCTACACCGTATTCGGATCAGATGCGGCTGTTGGCGCAGTTGACTGCGGGTGAGGCGGCTGTTCCGGAACGCTATTTCGGGTTTATCACGTCTAACCCGCCTAGTGGGGAGGCTTTGGCTGCCGAGGAATCTCGGCTTGTGAAGCGTGCTGAACGCAGGCAGACGTCGTTTGGTCAGGGCTGGCTGTCGGTTGGTTTCCTGGCTGCCAAGGCGTTGGATTCTCGTGTTGATGAGGCCGATTTTTTTGGTGATGTGGGTTTGCGTTGGCGTGATGCTTCAACCCCGACTCGGGCGGCTACGGCTGATGCTGTGACGAAGCTTGTTGGCGCCGGTATTTTGCCTGCGGATTCTCGGACGGTGTTGGAGATGTTGGGGCTTGATGATGTGCAAGTTGAGGCTGTGATGCGTCATCGTGCTGAGTCGTCTGACCCGTTGGCGGCACTGGCTGGGGCTATATCGCGTCAAACTAACGAGGTATGATAGGCGATGGCTTCGGGGGCTATGTCGAGGCTTGCTGCGACTGAGTATCAGCGTGAGGCGGTCAGGTTTGCTGGGAAGTATGCGGGCTATTATTCTGAGCTTGGTCGTTTGTGGCGTGCCGGCAGGATGAGTGACACGCAGTATGTTCGTTTGTGTGTGGAGTTGGAGCGTGCCGGCCATGATGGGTCG